ATACTAAAGATGTTGAAGTAAATCCTAGAGCAGGTCACAGAGACCAAATGGCACACCCAGAAAATCAAATGGGCACAGGTCCAGGAATTAAAACTAAGCCAAAGTTGCGTCCAAAAAATCTTGGCAAAAAACAGTTTCCAACTGGAACACCAAAATTACGCCCAGATAATTTAGGCGAAGGTTATACACCTGCAACAGGTAGTATGAAAACAAGTTATATTCAATTACCAGAAAACACTAAACTTATTATTAAGCATACAAAAGGTGTTAATGAAGAAGTGCGTGGTAGCAGATCACGTAACATCAAAGCATTGTTTATTGAAAACAGTGCCGGAGAGAGATTTAGATTCCCACACAAATATTTACAAGGCGCTAAAGCTATGGCCAACCATGTAAGCAATGGCGGAACGCCATATGATGCAATTGGTGAATCAATAGTTAATTTATGTACAGAAGTAGCACAATGTACACAGTTTTTGAGACATGTGCGTACAAACAAATTAACAAACGAAGGCAATGAAAACATTGTTGAAACAGTTAAACAAAAATTAAAAGAATTTAAGAATACAGTTAAGAGTCTACAGACTTCAAAAGGTTATAACAACTATCAAGTTCCTACTACTGCGATTGTAGAAGAAAAAGATAAAGAAGCGGTTGACATAACTGACAAGTTCATGTACAATACATTTGAAACTGCGAACATGGATGCAGTTTTAGAAACAGTAGCCCGTATTGTAAAGGAGAGAGATAGTATGACAGATCTAACAAAAACTAACATGAATCGTTTATACGACATGATTAAAAACAAGGAAGATTTTAAACTTAACATTGATCCAAATGACCCAGAACATCCGGATAACGAAGATCCAATTAAATATTCAGGTGGTAACGGTGCAATGGCTAAGTTAGTATCACACTTATCTTATCTAGCAATGAACAGTAAAAATGACGAAGTATTTAACTTACTAAGTCAAGTTTCAGGCGAAATGTATAGCTTGCCAAAAGAGCATGTTATATTATTGGCCAAGATTGCAGCATATTTAGACAAAAATAACAAGGCTCCAGCAAAGGAACCAGCAATGGAAGATCTTGCTGAAGCTACGTTACGTGGTCTAAGAAGAAAGATTGCATAATTTTTCTTTAAAAAGTGCTTGACAGTAGGCACAATTTGTTATATACTGTAATGGCAACTAAAGGCAAAAGTAGTTAAGAGCTACACAAAGGCAAAGTAGCAATAGCTACACAGACAAAGCAGAACTATAAGTTTTGCTACAAATAAAGGCTAATATAGGAGAAACTAATAATGGCATCTTTAGCAGAAATCCGTGCAAAATTACAAGCACAGGAAACTAAGAGCTCAGGCTCATCACAAGGTGGCGGCGATAACGCTATCTTCACACACTGGAATATTCCAGAAGGCAGTAGTGCAACACTACGATTCCTACCAGACGCAGATCCCGACAACACTTTCTTTTGGAAAGAACGTCAAATGATCCGTCTATCATTTCCAGGTGTAAAAGGCGGAGACGAAAACAAACCAGTTACAATACAAGTACCTTGTGTTGAAATGTGGGGAGATACATGTCCAGTACATGCAGAAATTCGTCCTTGGTTTAAAGACCCTACAATGGAAGACATGGGTCGTAAGTATTGGAAAAAACGTAGTTACATTTTCCAAGGCTTTGTAACACAAAGTGATCTACAGGAAGACTCAGTACCTGAGAATCCTATTAGACGTTTTGTTATTTCACCTCAAATTTATAAAATCATTAGTTCAGCATTAATGGATCCTGAATTCCAGGAAATTCCTACAGACTATGAAGCTGGTACAGATTTCGTAATTAAGAAATCTACCAAAGGTCAATATGCTGACTATTCAACATCTAATTGGGCTCGTAGAGAACGTAGTTTAGATCAAACAGAACGTGATGCAATTGCAACACATAATCTGCATAATCTAAATGACTTCTTACCTAAGAAGCCTGATGCAGAACATCTAAATGCTATCTTCGAAATGTTCGAAGCAAGTGTTGATGGACAACTGTATGATCCAGCACGTTTTGGTCAGTACTATCGTCCATATGGTGTAGATGCACCAGCTACTACAGGAGCAAAACCTGAGGCGGCGGCAACTACTCCACCACCAACACCAGCACCTGCACCTGCACCAGCGGCACCAGTTGCTGAAGCAGTAGCACCAGCACCAGCTCCAGAGCCAGCAATGGCAACAGCTGAAGTGGCGCCAGCGGCAGCACCAGCAGGTGATCAGCCGAGTGCTCAAGATATTCTAGCACAGATTAGAAATCGTAAGCAATAAGTAATATAAATTGAGTGAGGGTCCTTAGTGCCCTCACTTTAACATAGGAGAAAAAACATTATGGCAAGACCATTTGACGTAAGTAAATTCCGAAAAGCTATTACTAAAAGTGTTCCTGGGTTAAGCGTAGGCTTTAACGACCCTGACACTTGGATTAGTACAGGAAATTACACATTAAACAAACTTATCAGTAATGAATTCAACAAAGGAATTCCACTAGGTAAGGTAACTGTTCTAGCAGGAGAATCAGGCGCAGGTAAATCGTTTATCGCGGCAGGTAATGTAGTTAGATCAGCACAAGAACAAGGCATATTTGTTATTCTAATTGACAGTGAAAACGCATTAGATGAGAAATGGCTACACGCACTGAATGTAGATACTACACCAGAAAAACTATTAAAACTTAACATGAGTATGATTGATGATGTTGCTAAAACAATTAGTGACTTTATGAAGGATTACAAGGCAGAATACGCCGAAGCAGAAGACGAAGACAGACCTAAGGTGTTGTTTGTAGTTGACTCGTTAGGTATGTTATTAACACCTACTGATGTTGATCAGTTTAACAAAGGTGATATGAAAGGTGATATGGGTCGTAAGCCTAAAGCATTAACTTCATTGGTTCGTAATACAGTTAATATGTTTGGGCAATATAATGTAGGACTACTAGCAACTAACCATACATATGCATCACAAGATATGTTTGATCCAGATGATAAGATCTCAGGCGGACAGGGCTTTATCTATGCAAGTAGTATTGTTATTGCAATGCGTAAACTTAAACTAAAAGTTGATGCAGATGGCAACAAAACATCACAAGTATTTGGTATTAGAGCGGCGTGTAAGGTAATGAAATCTCGTTACGCTAAACCATTTGAAAGTGTACAAGTTGAAATCCCATATGAAACAGGTATGAGTCCATACAGTGGCTTGACCGACTTCTTTGAAGCAAAAGGTTTGTTAAAGAAAAGTGGAAACAGTTTAGAATACATTAGCCCGGTAACAGGTGAAGTAATTAAAATGTTCCGTAAACCTTGGAATGCAAATAAGGACGGCGCATTAGATATCATCATGTCAGAATATGACAACGAAGTAGCTGATGCAGAAGAAGAAATTATGGATAATATTGAAGAAACTACAACGGAGGTGGTGAATGAATCTTAGTGAAGGAGATTTTGAGTTTATATTTAACTTATATGACGAAGCATCAAACTTTATTGATGATAAAAATAAGTTAGAGTTTGCTCGCAGAACAGTATACCAGCTTCTCGACTTCGGGTTCGAACTAAAACCAGCATATAAAGAAATAGCTGATCATTGCGAATACTTAGGTGAAGCACTTGATGAACACTTAGAGCAAGAAGAAGAAGATGAAGATGTATTTGATGAATACAATGAAGATGACGAGGAGTTAGAATACTAATGAGTGTATGGTATCGTAAAGTTACAGCAAATTTAGGAGAGATAGTTGCGGCTATCTCTCACTATGAAAAGCAAATTGATGAAGCACGGTTTGAGTGTAGTATGAAAGGTGTGTTAGAAAAGCAAAGTAGAGACATGCCTGGTATTGTAGAACACAGATTTAATCAATTACAGGAAGTAGAAGCAATACTTGAGTTTTTACATACTGAAATGCGTACATTACGATCCAAAACATTTCGTAAGTTTTTAGAAAACTACAATAAAGCACTTAGCTCACGTGATGCAGACAAGTTTGTTGACGGCGAGCAAGATGTAGTAGATTTACAATATCTTATCAACGACTTTAGTTTGGTAAGAAACAAATACATAGGAATTATTAAGGCATTAGAAGCCAAGCAATTTCAGATTAATAATGTTGTTAAATTAAGGGCAGCAGGTTTAGAAGATATTTCATTATAGGACATATTATATGAAAAACGTGCTTGTAATATACCCTGGTGGATATCACGGAGAATTTTTTATAGGAAATATTGTATCTAATACAGATAAATTTCACTATCATTCTTTTGAATGTCGTAGCAAAGAATTTAATGCATATAATTACGAGTCTACAGGTAATGAAATAGCACATGAACAATCAGCAGAAGATTTAAAGCGTTGTAGCGAACTACATAATAAGCCAATTATAGCAAGATCATGCGATCATCATCTCACAAATCCAATTACTAAAACTAAAAAATCTCTGAATATAATTCATTTACATTCAGATGACCATCTTTATAGAATACGTGCAAAATTACTTTTTTCTATTAAGCAACTTGACAAAGCGTATAATCATGAAAATGGAATTTTAGATAGCGTACCGACTAGTTTTATAGTCCATAAAAAAGATTTTGGATGGACAGCACATGTTCCAAGTGATCGTATAGTACATATTGATATTAAAGATTGGTTGCATAATGACCATGATGTAATAGGAAAAATAGAATGGTTTTTAGGAATAGAATATACGCAAACAATGAAAGACGAAGTTGCGGAGTACTATTTACGTGATGAAGAATTGCTTAATGAATACTATAATAACTGGACACATAAAAAACCCAACGAATTAATTAAAGAAATAGCAGAACTCCATAAAAGGCATGCATTTTTATGAAAAATATAGTATTAGTATATCCTGCTGGATATCATGGAGAATTTTTTATAGGAAATATTGTATCTAATACAGATAAGTTTCACTATCATTCTTTTGAATGTCGTAACAAAGAACTTAATGCATATAGGTATGATTCTATTATAGATAACAATGGGATGTTTTTAATAGCAGAAAAACAAACTGCTGATGATTTAAATCATTATAGTAAATTACATAATAAGCCAATTATAACAAGAACACACAATCATCGAAAAACGTTTGATTTTCCTGTAATTAGATTATTTTCAAAAGACCCAATATATTCCAAACGTGCAATATTATTAAAATGTATTAAGACCCTTGATAAAGGGTATAATCATATAAATGGAATACCTGATCCTGCACCAGATGAAATTACTTTTAAAACTTGGCCAGTTGACTTTAAACATTCAACTGATAGTTATATGTTTGTTGATATTAAAGACTGGCTACATAATAAAAATTTGGAAAAAGTAGAAGACTTTTTAGGAATAGAATATACGCAAACAATGAAAGACGAAGTTACACAATATTATGAACGTGATGAAAAACTTCTTGACAAATACTTTTCTAATTGGCAAAATCAATCAATTAAGCAGTTAGTAGAACAAATGGCAGAAATTGACAAAAAATATCGCTTTTTTGGTTGACAAGCAAGACTTCTTGCTATATACTATACTTATAATTAAAAAATGTTCAATCATTCAACTTTACCACTGGAGTCACAAATGAAAAAAACACCATGGCCAAGTATTACAGTTGTTGATGTAATGTGTGCTGCAGTCCTAGTTTATAAAGATCAAGGATTTGTTCGTAGTGGACAAGGTTACACAGATACTGATACACAAACTGGCAATCCTATTGAAATACAAGATAATAAAACTTGTATTGTTGATATTCTAGAAGATCCAAAAATGTCATTCTCAGAAGAAGAGATTACATATGCTAACAATCTTATGGATACTATTAACGGTAAGTTAATGATTAAAAAGATGACTAATAACCTCAATAATTTTGAGCAAAATGTTGCTAAAGCATTAGCAGACCCAGAAGTTAATAAATTTGCAGTAAGTATTATTGCTAGTTTGCCACATAGTGTAGTAATTGACAAAAAACGTGAAGCAGTTGAAGATAAAATGTCTGCACTAAAGCATAGCAGTATGTATTTTGGTAATCGTGGCAAAAGATACGATATTAATGTAAAAGTACTAGATGTTAAGTTTATTCAAACTAGTGATGTTTATATGATCACTACAATTTACGCTGAAAAGGATATTATTAAGTTTTGGTGGCGAGATCAACCGGATATTAGTGATATTATTTCGGATAAAACCATTAAAATTCGTGGCACAGTCAACAAACATGAGCTATCAAAGTACTCAAATGCCAAAGAAACCCTTGTAAATAGGGTAAAAATCCTACAAATATAAGGGTTTTTTAAAAGGTTGACAGAATTACGTTCTTAGTATATATTATATTTAACAATAACATTAAGTTATTATAATTAATAATAAAAAGGAGTTAAAATGCCAAAAACTAAAAAAACAAAAGCAGTGGGTACTAAATTTTTCAAAGAAGGTACTCAAAACCAAAGAATCCTAGCTAAATTCTGGGGTACAGGTAAATCTTTTACTATGGATGATCTAAGAGACAAATTAGACATCGCATCTCCGGGTGCAAGACTTTCTGAATTAAGAGATGAAGGTTTTAACGTAAGAGCAACAGCAGTTGAAACTGGTGATGTTGGTAGAGCAGCTAACGAATACACTATTTCTAAAAAAAGAGTATTAGTATAATACCCACCAAACTACATAATTGGGCCCTTTTTCACATTGGGCCCAATTCTATGAATAAAACATCAAAAAAAGATTGAAATAAAAGGTTGACAAGTAAGATGTCTTACTGTATACTGTAAGTATAGTTAATAAAAAACAGGAGTTTAATAAATGGCACAAATGCAACTAAAAAAAGTTCGTAAAAGTAAAAAAGGCGAAACAATTGTAGAAGTTCTTCCTAATAATGTGAAGGATAATCCAAATGAAACAGATGCACAAATTATTGAACGTATGCGTGAACGTTTTCAAATTTTAGATGACATGACGCAAGCGTCAATTGATGGTGTTGTGCGTGGTATGGTTGTTACAGGACCTCCAGGCGTTGGTAAATCATTTGGTGTTGAACAAGTATTAGAAAAGAATAGTTTGTTTGATACACTAGCAGGTAACAAATTACGTTTTGAAGTTATCAAAGGTGCCTCAAGTGCAATTGGTTTGTATAAAGTTTTGTTTGAAAATGCAGATAAAAATAATGTACTAGTATTAGATGATTGTGATACAGTATTGTATGATGAGACAAGTCTTAACTTACTTAAAGCGGCACTTGATTCTTGTAAGAAACGTAAACTAAGTTGGAATACAGATAGTGCATTACTAAGACGTGAAGGAATTCCAGATACTTTTGAATTCCAAGGTAGTGTTATATTTATTACTAACCTTAAATTTGATAATGTACGTGGTAAGATTAAAGATCACTTAGCGGCTATTATGTCAAGATGTCACTACTTAGATCTTACAATGGATACAATGCGTGAAAAAGTATTACGTTGTAAGCAGATTGTTGCAGACGGTATGCTTAATGAATATCAGTTTACAGCAGAAGAACAAAACGACTTAATGAATTTCATGTTTGAGAACAAAGAAAAGATGCGTGAGATTAGTTTGAGAATGGTAACTAAACTTGCAGATCTTAAAAAGAGTTTTGGTGATGAAAAGTGGAAACGAACTGCTGAAGTCACTTGTATGCGAAGAGCCGCATAATAAAATTTAAAAAGAAAAAGCCCTTCGGGGCTTTTTTTATGACATAAATACAAGATGGAATTCGTAATTAAAGCAATTATAGGCGGGCTAGTTATCGCAGGTGTAGTAACTGCTGCCGAGCGTGGTAATCCAACAATGGGTGCATTAATATTAGGAATACCATTGGGTAGTGTAATAAGTGTTATCTTTATGCATCTTAGTGGAGTACAACCAGAAGTGTTCGCTCAACTGGCAAAGGAAACAGTTTACTTCGTAGTCGTAAGTTTAGTTTTCTTTCCTATCTTTGCATACATGGTATTACAGAATGGTTTTTGGATATCATTAGCTGTATCAATTTCATTTACATTATTCTGTCTTTATTTACTTTTAAAATATCTGACATAATCAAGCGTTCGAGCTTGACTTATCCTATACAATAGTGTATTATACTAATATGAAATGTAAAATTATCTTAAAAGACGAAGTTAACTGTAAAGTTGAAGGACTTGATGTTAACACTCGTAGGAAATGTGAAAAAGAATTAAAGTTCTTTTTACCATATGCATTTCATGTGCCAGCATACAAGTTAGGCAGATGGGATGGATGTCAAAGTTACTTTACAGTAGGCGGTGTTACATATACTAACTTACTAGACAAAGTATTACCTATCATAATGGAACAAGGTTATCAAATTGATATTGATGATCTAAGAAGCAAGTATGAGTTTGACTTTCCAACTGTAGATGAGACAACATTTCAACATAAGCTCTGGCCAGAAAAACACCAAATGGCAGGAGAGCCCATTACATTACGTGACTATCAAATTGAGATTGTAAATAAGTTTTTAGAAACACCTCATTGTTTACAAGAAATTGCAACTGGCGCCGGTAAAACATTAATTACTGCTGCACTTAGTGAACGTGTAGAAAAATATGGAAGGTCAATAGTTATTGTACCAAACAAAGATTTGGTAAGGCAAACTGCTGATGATTATGCAAACTTAGGACTAGACGTTGGAGTTTACTTTGGCGATAAAAAAGAATTAGGACATACCCATACTATATGTACATGGCAAAGTTTAAATAGTATAAGGAAACGTTTTCGTGATGGGCTTGCTGAGCTTAGTTTACATGACTTCACTGAAAATGTAACTTGTGTTATTGTAGACGAAGTACATCAAGCAAAAGCAGATGTACTTAAAGATTTGTTAACAAAAGAGTTTGCACACATTCCACTTCGTTGGGGACTAACAGGAACTATACCAAAAGCAGATCACGAAAAAGTTAGTTTACAAGCATGCTTAGGCGAAGTAACTAACAGACTTAGTGCAAGTGAATTACAAGACATGGATGTACTTAGTCAGTGTCATGTTAATGTTGTTCAGTTAAAAGAGTTTGCAGAGTATAATAATTATCAAAGTGAGCTAACTTATCTTACAACAAATACAGATCGTATGAAACATATAAGTGGATTAATTGATAAGATTGCAGAATCGGGTAACACACTTGTATTAGTAGACAGAATTAAAGCAGGTGGATTAATTTGTGATAATTTACCACATGCTAACTTTGTTAGTGGCTCAATGAAGTCAACAGATCGTAAAGATCATTATGATGATATTAACGAAGGCACTAATCAAATTGTAGTAGCAACATATGGTGTTGCGGCAGTAGGAATCAATATACCACGCATCTTTAATTTGGTACTCATAGAACCAGGTAAAAGTTTTGTTAGAGTAATTCAAAGTATTGGTCGTGGAATACGTAAAGCAGAAGACAAAGACAATGTTCAAATATGGGACATTACAAGTTCAGCAAAATTTAGTAAAAGACACTTAACACAACGTAAGAAATTTTATAAAGAAGCGAACTATCCATTTACTATAGAAAAAGTGGATTGGCAATAAGGAAAAAATATGAAAATATTAACAGTAGAAAACAAGACGTATGAGCTAGATGACATACCAGATACGATAGAAGATTTACGATACAGCATACTAGATTACAGCAATCCAGGACATATTGATTATTATTTTATTCCATTGGTATTCTTAGAAAGTTTTTATGCGCCTGCGGCAGTTATTCAAATTGGACAATATTCAATAACAATGCCATTAGACTGGAGCATAGTAATTTGTGATCCCGAATGTGGTAATCCAGAAGTACTTAGTTTAATGAGCCTAAATGACAGAGGGTTTAGTGTGTTCGCATTTAATCCATTAACCGGATATACTCCAAAGTATTTAGATGTTAATATTACTAATATCTATACAGATGTAAAATGGTATGCACCTAAATTAAAGTTTGGACATTTATTAAATGTTCCATTGCATGATGGTGAGAATCCGCCTTGTGTATTATTTGTAAAAGAAGCAAACAAGCTACCAGAAGTACTTGACATTAGTGAGCTTTGGTAGTACAATGAAAACTAGAATACATGTTAATCAACACGTTATAAAACGCAATAGTAAAACAGGCGAAAGAGAACCTGTGTTAACATGTAAAACATCTAAGAATAATAACTACGCACACGAAGTTGTTATTAAGGGTGACTCAAAAGTAGTATATAGTCCAGACAAGCCATTATCATGTGGTGCAAAGGTTTGGATAGAAACGGAAGGAGAAGTAATCATTGTCAAATAAATTAAACATCAAAGAAGAAATGAGATCTATTGATACTAAAGATAGAGGCTGGTATGATAGTTTAACTGAAGAAGAAAAGAAAAAAGTAGGCATATGGTTGCTGATGCGTTATACTAGTAGTTGCGGCGATAAGATGTTCAGCGAGCATTACTTAGAATGGACCAACGAAGTAGTTAATGTACACTTTAATAAATTGCGTAAACATCCACAATTGCAGTATCAACTGATGCAATTAGTAGGACTAGGAAAAACTACATTTCATCCTTGGATAGCACCTGGCAAGGCAATGAAGCAAAGCAAGGTACAAAAGTGGGTTATAGAGAATTACAGTCATTTAAATGATGACGAAGTAGAAATTTTTATCAGTACTAAAACAAAAGAAGATTTTGTTGAGTTGTTTGAAGAACACGGTATGGATAAAAAACAAATCAAAGAGTTGTTGAAAAAATAATATGTACAAATGTCAATACTGTGGTAAATCTTTTAAGAAAGAAAACACATTAGCAGTACATCTGTGCGAACAAAAAAGAAGGTTTATGCAAAAAGACGAGAAGCATGTGCAACTTGGATTTAGAGCATATCAATTATTTTATAAGATAGGAACAAATTCAAAAAATGATAAAACTTACGAAGATTTTGCAAAAAGCCAATATTATATTAGTTTTTGCAAGTTTGGTTATTACTGTCGCGACATTGGGATCGATGATGTACCGGGTTATACCACTTGGTTAATAAAGAACAGTGTGCGACTTGATATATGGGGCAAGGATAAGCAATTTACAAGATGGATGAAAGAGCGTTTAAAAACTGAATCAGTTGATAGAGGTGTAGAACGCACAATATTATTTTTACAAACTTGGGCCGAAGAAAACAATACAACGTACAATAGATATTTTAATGACATTGCACCAAGTTTAGCAGTGTTTCATATTTGCAGTGGAAAAATATCACCGTGGGTATTGTTTAACAGCACAGAAGCACAAGGACTAATTGATAGGTTTAATGGCGAACAGTTAAAAATGATAACAGACTATTTAGAAATAGATTACTGGCAACGTACTATGAGCGTTAACCCACAAGATACTAGGTGGGTAGAAGGAATATTGGAGCAAGCAGGAATATGATAGTAAACACAGATATTGATATTGATATTGCTGACAGAGATCAGTTGTTAAAAATAATTAAAGGCACACCAGCAATGATTGCCAGAGACAATAAACAAGTAAAACATAATACAGGTGTGTACTTTCATGATATTCCAAGTAATCCATTTAGTGGGCTTAGTACAATAGATCACAAAGAAGCAGAAAAAATGGGCTACTTTAAAATTGATGTTCTTAACGTTAGTTTGTATAAACATATTAAAACTAAGCAACAATTAGTTGAATTATTAAACAAAGAACCTATGTGGGAATTGTTAGAGCATAAAGAAGTTGTAGAACAATGCTTTCATATTCACAAGCATTTTGGTATTGTAAGTCAAATGAAACCAACTAGTATTTCTCAACTAGCGGCTGTACTAGCAGTTATACGTCCTGCTAAAAGACATTTAATAGGTAAGGATTGGGATACAATTAATAAAGATGTATGGGTAAGACCAACTAACGATGATTACTTCTTTAAAAAAGCACACGCCCACGCATATGCAATGGCTATTGTATTACAGTTAAATATGCTTGCTATGGGTTTTTCTTTACAAGATTAATACTTCTACGTTTGATACGTTTAGTGATACTGTTACTTAATCTAACTTCAGGCCCTGCTACTATTTCTAATTGCTTAACATTAAAACTCATTACACAATGAGCAAAGTTCCATCTATTAAGTAATGCAATGTTTATAGGTAATTTTCTATTTGTTTCCCACCACCATTCTTCGCCTAGTGCTAAAAAATTAACTCTTTCTTTCTTATCATTAAGTCGTTCGTAGATATATACACTAGCAACATGACTATCTATATTTTGGACTATGCCAAGATACTCTTTGCCTGCATATTCAATAACGGTTAAGAACGGATACTCGTCTAAAAGCTTCTGGTGTTTTGTTTGCATTACTTTTATTTATGCAGAAAAAATTTGGAAGATTTTGATAAATACATTACAGGAGTCTAACACATGTCAAATTACGGATCAGCATATAATATAAATCAAGTAGGGGATCTCTACACATTAGAAGATCATGGATCAGCACCAGGACTAGGCAAATATGCTAGTGCTAAAGGTACGTCAGTAAACAGTCCATTAAATTACAGGTTTTTAAAATTATTTCGTGGTTTTGATTCACAGTTTTTCTTCTTTGTAAAAAATCAAGATAGAAAACCAATAATGCTACAAGGCGTTACAGTTAATGCATCTTTTATTGACAGGACAGATAGATCAACAGTTGTAAGTAAAAAAGCTATAGTAAGTGATTACGAAGCAGGTGGTATTAAAGTTGTATTAACAGTAGGTGAGAGTGCGTTATTCTCGCAAGGCTTATACGATCTTGTGTTTAGTTACACAAACGACAAAGGATTAGTATTACCTCTATTTTGTGACTTAAATATGCGTCCTAACTTTACAGTAGAATGTTCAGAAGAAGGCGATGCATTACCACTAACTACACAAATAAATGACTCATTTACTTCTCAAGTAGTTGGATCAGATACATACTATTATAGCAGTGACTTAAAAGCAACAGGCTATTATAATAAACCAAATGGACTAATTACAATTGCAGTATATGGAACAGGCTATACTGGAAACTTTACAGTACAAGGTGCTTTAAGTGAAAATCCTACAGAATCAGATTGGTTTGATATCACACTAGGTTCTTATACACAAACATTCTTCCCATATAGTGGGCATACTGGAATAGATCCGTGGACATTCCGTACAAACGTAAACTTTATTAGAACAAAACACACAACAGCCGCAGGAACACTTGACAAAATCGTAGTTAGAGTGTAATATATACACATGACTATAATGAATGAATACGTCAGAACTCTGGTTCCTAGTAATTGGCGAACAACTCCAAGTGGTTGGATACATGGTAATTGTCCTATGTGTGTACGCAATGGGCAAGCAAGACCAGATACTAAAGGCAGAGGTGGATTTCATTTTGATAGTGATAAGTTTCAGTATAATTGTTTTAATTGTAATTTTAAAACTGGTTGGAGTCCACAAAGTAAAATTACACTAAGATTAAAACAACTGTTAACTACATTGGGTGCTGATGAGGCAGATATACAACGTATACAACTTGAATTATTGCGTGAGCAAGACGTAGCAACGTTATTAATAAAAACTGAAAAACGTAAAAAACTAATCATTGATTGGGATGAAAAAGAATTACCAGAAGATGCTAAACCATTTATGGAATTTTCTGAACCAAATGAAGATTGGACAAATGCAGTAATGTACTTAACTGATAGAGGATTTGATATAACAGATCCAAGATTTATGTGGAGTCCAAGTAAACAACACGGAAGAGTCAGCAAGCGTTTTATATTACCATTTACATACAAAGGCAAAGTAGTTGGTTATACTGCAAGATGGACAGGCACTAATATTCCTAACGGAATGCCTAAGTACTATAATCAGCAACCTAAAAAAGATTTTGTATATGGGTTAGATAGACAAACACCTGATAAAGAAATTGTTATTGTAAGCGAAGGACAACTTGATGCTATTGTGACAGACGGGTGTGCAATTGGTAGTAATAACATAAACGAAGATCAAGCAGATATATTACATAGTTTAAATAAACGTATTATAATATTACCAGATGCAGACGAGGCCGGAAAGTTAATGTGTAAGGCAGCAATAAAGCATGGCTGGAGTGTTGCGTTTCCAGAATGGAATGACTGTAAAGATGCATCAGATAGCTTGACAAAATACGGAAGATTGTATACAATAAGTAGTATACTTAATAGTGCTGAAAGTAATAAAACAAAAATTGAATTAATGATGAGAAAGTATTGCAAATGAATGAACAGGTAAAAGAATATAATATAGAACTACAAAAACTATTTGTAGAATTTTTAGCACAAGACAAAGATCTATTTGCTAGGGTTAATGGAATTATTGATCCGTTATACTTTGATAGAGAATTAAGAAAAGGTGTAGAATTTATACAAGAACATGTAGCTGGTTATAGTGCATTACCTACATTAGAACAAATTAAAGCAACAACAAATATAGAATTACAAGAATTAAAAGATGTAGATGAGCGTCATCAAAATTGGTTTATTGATGAGTTTGAAACATTTTGTAAACACAAAGCACTAGAAGGAGCAATACTTGACAGTGCTGACATGTTGGAAAAAGGACAATATGGTCCTGTAGAAAGAAGAATTAAAGAAGCAGTGCAGATTGGACTTGCTAAACACATGGGAACCGATTATTGGGAAGATCCAGCAGAGCGTATTGAACGAGTTCGTAATCAACGAGGTGGAACAAGCACTGGTTGGAAAGATATTGATAATAAATTATATGGTGGATTTAACAGAGGCGAATTGAATATATTTGCCGCACCGTCGGGCGGTGGTAAGAGTTTGTTCTTACAGAACTTAGCACTTAACTGGTCAATTGCAGGACTTAATGTTGTATACATTACATTAGAGCTTAGTGAAGAATTATCTAGTATGCGATTAGATAGTATGATCACTGGAATGAATACACGTGATGTGTTTAAGAACAAAGATGACGTAGATCTAAAAGTACGTATGCAAGGTAAACAAGCAGGTAAATTACAAATTGTACAATTACCAAATGGTGTTACAATTAATGCTATTTCTAGTTATTTGCGTGAATTTGAAGTTAAAAATGATATTAAAGTAGATGCTGTATTAATTGACTACTTGGATCTTATGATGCCAGCACAAAGTAAAGTTAGTCCAAGTGATTTGTATATTAAAGATAAATTTGTATCAGAAGAAATGCGTAATTTTGCAGTAGAACATGATATATTATTTGCTACTGCATCACAGTTAAACAGAGCGGCAGTTGAAGAAGTAGAGTTTGATCATTCGCATATTGCGGGTGGTTTAAGTAAGGTACAAACAGCAGATAACGTAATTGGTATATTTACAAGCCAAGCAATGCGAGAACGTGGCAGATATCAAGTACAATTTATGAAAACACGTAGTAGTAGTGGTGTAGGACAAAAAGTAGACTTAAAATTTGATATATCGGGCTTGCGTATCGAGGACTTAGACGATGATGAAGCAGGATCTACAATGAATCAACCTAGTGCTATATTTGATAAGATAAAATCACAGAATAAAATATCACATCAAGAAAAGAATATTGCAGAAAATAGTGTCGTAGATAGCACAATAGCAGGACACGACAAACTTCGTAGTATGCTAAAACGTAGCAATAGTTAATAAGATAGATAAATACTATATAGGTAACTATTACTGGAGATTTAACACATGAAAAAACGTACTCGTAGCTTATTAGAGGAAATCAACTCTTTAGCACCCAAAAAGGACAAAACAGCTCTACTCGAAAGCAAAGGAAACAATGCAATCAGTAGCATTATTAATATTTTAGAGATGATTGATTCTAACTACGATAGCGATACGGCTCAGGATTTAACTAAGCGTATTATGTTAAGTATCAAAAATAGGGACCCAGAACGTTTTAACAGAGGTGTTAAAAAGATCAGGGGTCCAAAATGAAAATAGATGATATTTTAGCAGGTACTAAAAAGCGTAAACCTAGAAACCTCAGAAACATTAGATTAAAAGGTAAAGGTTTATATACACCTACAGCACAAGACTTACAAGAAGATGCACGTATTCAACATTTAGAAGATCTTATCTTATGGGATGGCAGCAACGGTGCTAAAAAAGCCATCGCAACATTACATCAAGTAGAACAACAACCTAATACTGTTACTGTTAAATGGGACGGCTCACCAGCGGTTATATTTGGACGTAACGAAAAGGGTGAATTTGTATTAACAGACAAAAGTGGATTTAGTGCAAAAGGATATGATGGTAAAGTTACTAGTGCAGATGACTTAGAAGGTATGTTAAAAAATCGCCCAGGATATGCTAAGAACCCACAAGATTATGGAGCGTTTGCAGGCAAAATGAAAGAGATTTGGCCTAAAGTAGAAGCAACAGTACCAGCAGATTTTAGAGGATATGCACATGGAGATTTACTTTGGTTTACAAAGCCAGAAGTAAAAGATAACAAGTTTGTATTTACGCCAAATACCACAACATACCAAGTTAAAGTAGACAGTGATGTAGGTAAAAAAATTGCAAACAGTGATGTTGGTGTAGTTGTACATATGGCAATTGGACTAGACGGCGAAAAAAGTAATATAGATATGACACAGTTTCAAGGTGGACCAACATTTATTATGCCACCAGTAATGGTACAAAAATCACCAGGTGTAGATATTCCTGCAATAGACGAATTAGATGCATTTATAGGAAAACATGCAGGTGCAATTGATAAGTTATTCAATGTACCACCAGAATTAAAAATGGCCGACTTTGGTAAAATACTTTATACATATATTAATGCAACAGTAAAAACAGGCGGCTTAGATAAATTAGGCTCAGACTTTATGAAATGGTTAGATAGTAGTAAACTATCAGCACCCAAAAAACAACGTATGGGCGAGTATATAAATAGTAATATAGATGGGTTTAATGCAACCTTTAATTTTATTAGAGGAATTATGAAAGTTAAGAACATAGTTATTAGTACATTAGATTCACAAGACGCAGATGTTGAAGCATATACAAGCGGGCAACGAGGCGGCGAAGGATATGTAGTAGACAAAGATGTTAAATTGGTAAATAGAGCAGGCTTTACAGCGGCTAACATGGCAAAGGAAAGATAAATGTATAGTAAGCAATGTAAATTACATTTAGAAGAAGTTAACCTAACACGTTGGCAACACTTTAAACATGCAATGGGTATTGCATGGAAATTAAAGAAGGCAATGCTTGCAGTGTTTATACATGCATTTGCTCCTAGATGGTTTAAGACTTATGCAAGTAACACATGCGATATGATAGCAAAAGAGAATATATAATGAGCGAAGAAAAATATACATTAAAACAATATGCAGCCATGGAAGGCGGACATACGTTAGGTGACGAAAGTAATGGTTTAGAGTTTATTCAATCATTAGGCGAAGCTCGTATGTTTAAAACAAGACAACAACTTAGCAAAGAAGGTGCCAGAGGATTAACTGATCATCTGTTTGTAGGTCTTATGAGTTTGTATGCTATGTCAAATGATTATAAGTATGCACCGTTGGCTAAAGAATATGCACGTAAAACAGGAATGTACGGCGGATTTAGTAGACCTAGTCCAAGTGGTACAGATGTTTATCAAACATTACATGCTATTTTAAAACCAGAAGGATTCGCAAATACAGAAGCAGATAAATTATTATTCAACAAAGTACAAATAAGTCAGCCTAAGATAAGACAATTTTTAAAACAACTTCAATCGGGAAATATGACGCCAGGACAAGCACAATCATTTTTTTATAAACTTGAAGGACAATTAGCAATACAAGATCCAAAATTAAGAGCAGCTAGACGATTAGTAGGAGACTGGACTAAGTTAACTTCACAACAACAACAATTAGCGGCTACCCAGTTAAACAAGCATTACAGAATAAACGCTAGGCGAAGTGACTTAATGACACCATTTAAAAAGTATTCCGAAGAACACGGTTTAAACTTAAAAGATGGCGAAAAGAAAACAGTTGGACAACGTATTATGCGTGGCGCGGCAGCCTTTGCAGCAGGTTATACTGCTGGTAAATTGACTGGTATGGACCAGGATTAATGGGAACAAGCAGACCTGTTGAGGTCTTAACTGGTTCTACAGATTTTTATACAGTGTATACACTGATAGATATAACAGACACGGGTGTAGTCAGTCCCAAGGGTAACTCTAAAGGATTTTTTCAAGCCCAAAATTTAAATACTTTTATTCAGAGTATAAGTTTAAGATCTCAACCTGTATTAAGCAGTGTTGAAAAGTTAGACGCAGAAGATGTAGCTGATCATCAATTTGGTAGTAATTTTACCGGATTACATGATGTTTGGGTTCTTAAGTTTGCTAGTGAAACAGCAGATGCTTGGGTAAAGGAAAGTAATGATACTTATATGTTAGAAGAGGATTTTAATACAATGCCAATTCATGTAACTTTAGATGAAACAGCACTAATTAATCCTGAAATAGTAGATACAATGACAGTGAATAAAAACACTTACTTTAAATACAGCAAAAACATATAAATACATATATAATAAGTGCAAGGATGCATTTAAATTAAATCAGCTCTATAAGACGCTGCTAAAGATTGTGAGAACAAAATATGGCAATGAATCAGTCAAGACTTGAGCGTGAAAATCTAGAGGCACATGTAGATTTATGTGCGGAGAGATATCGCGTGTTAGAAGAAAAATTAAACAGACTCGAGGCTAAAGTAGACTCGTTAACAGATGCCATGGCTAAGGTATCAGAAAAACAAACGGCAGCATCACTATCTAGTAATAAACTAGTTATTGGAGCGGCAGCAACAGTTATTGCAGGATTGTTATCCACAGTAGTACTATTGTTGTTAAATTTAAATACAGTTACACCATTGATAGGACAGTAATAATGCTATTAAACGAATCTTACAATACAATCGTTTCTGAAGCTAAAGTAATTTTTAGAAAAAGAGGCGATAAAGTTAGTAGAGCTTTTCGTTGTACAGTAGGCCCACGTAAAGGTAGACCAGTTGCAAATCCTAGTCAATGTGCGGCACCTATAAATTTAAAAAAGAGATTCGTGCTTAGACGTACAAGAGCTCAAAAAGGTGCTCGTATGATGAAGAAAGCACAAAGAACAAAAAGATTAAGTCCAGCAAGTCGTATTGTTGCAAGACTAAATAAAGCGAGAAGCTAGAGGATAAACATATGGATGTAATAAACAACAGCACAATTGATACAGTAATAGACTTTGCAAATGTTAAGTTCGGAATGGAACTTACAAAAGATCAAGTATCAGAGCAATTAAGAAATTTATCTTTTTCAGAAACATTAAAACTTATTAATTCAATAAAAGCAGATGACAATGATGCATTTTCAAGCATTATAGACCTAAGTGCAGTAAGCGAAGGTTGGTCGGAATTACCTAGTATTAACAGAGAAAAATACCAAGAGCGTGATGGGTTAGAAGGTCCATTTCCTACAAAATCAGGAAAAGTAGTTTACTATGATCCAAAAGAAGGCAAGTATTACGATCCAGACACTGACATTTATTTGTCATATGAAGAATGGAAATCATTAGACGAAGCATACGGAACACAATCAACGGCTCAGCCTAGTAGAGCAACAATTAGAGCTCAAGGAACATCGCCAACAGGATCAGAAAGACGCTATAATAATGCAGCACAAGATCAAGCCAGAGATGCAACTGTAATATCTAGAACAGTAGCTGGTGGAAACAAGCAACCTACAGGCACAGGCGCAGTTAGAGCCGGTAGTGCAGATCCAGATGATATAGAAAGAGCCAATAACGCAGAAGTATCAGCTCAAAACCAGCAACAAGCGAATATAAACGCACAAGAAATTGAACGCCTAAAACAATTGGCATTGGGGAAATAAATGAAAAGCATTGAAACCCCAGGCGGAATTCCAACATTTATTTCACTTCACGAGTGTGCAATGTACGAAAATTTATTAGAACGTACATGCAAAGACGATTTGTCAGAGCGTCAAGTTTACCTAATTCAAAGCCTAGTTAACAAAAATATTGTTAAAAAGATAGTGGAGAATAATAAAGTATATTATGAACGTATGAAAGGGAGCCTATAATGTCAACAGAAGAAGTAAAAGGAATGATGGATATCATTGCTAAACTAAACGAAACAACTGTAACACCTAGTAGTGTATCAGAAGATAAACAAACACAAGCCAGTATTAATAAATTAGCAGGTGTAAGTAAAAATGCAGCAGGCATGCTAAGTATTTTACAAAAATTAGATGAAGCTACTACACAGGTTACTAAAGAGATAGTAAAAGAATCAGAAAATGATATTGAATTATCAGCAATAGATAAACAAGGTAATACTGTAAGGGTAAACAATTTTGAGATTACAATGGAAAAAACAACTATTGTACCTGGCATTAGAAAAACGTTTTACAATATTAAAGACGGCAACGAAGTTATTCATAAAGAATTGGCATTGTTTGAAACAGCAATGGGTATTGTAAAAGGGTTATTATTTGATAATGATAGCAAAGTAGACAGACTATTAGAGTTAGATAACAGATATGCAAGTTCGTTGCAAGAAGCAGCAACGTATAAAATGAAGTGTAAGACTATTGTAGAGAGCTATAAGCACGATATTGCAATGGCAAAACAAGGTGCAGCGGTTTCTAAGATGAAAGAAATCAAAAAACAAATAAAATCGGCACTTTAATCATAAATACAATATATAATAAAAACTCTAGTGGGGTAATAACATGGAATTAAAACAATTAAACGTAAAGAACCTAAACAAATTAGATTCGACACTTAAAGAAGTATTTGGTATGAGTTTTGACTTTGCAGCCGGCAACGCCAAGTTAGCAAAAGTTAAAGCAGTTACTGAAACAAAAATCAAATCACTACGTGAACGTGGTGTAGAAGTAAACAATAAGCAATATCAGAAGTTATTGCTAGTTCTGGAAGGTATAAACACAGCTATGGAAAACACACCAGTAATGGAAAATGAACTAGACCAAGCAGAAGTCCTTTTAGCAGCGAAAAACATGGCAGACGATCTACAGAAAATGGCTGAAAATTTAGCTAGTATGCAAGTAGAAGAGTTAATGAGTATTACAAATGCAATGAAAGAAGAAGTCGGTACAGCAGAAGCAGATGCGTTTAACACATCAGCAGAAGCGGCAATTGGCTCGGCTCTCGAAGCAGTAAAAACAGCAAACGCACAAGTGGCAGATGCAGTTTTAGTAGCTCAAGGTCAAGCACCAGAATCAGACATGGGTATGGACGATACAAGCATGGACGGTGATATGGACGCAGGACTTGATGACATTGAAGGCGACATTGAAGTAGCACCAGAAATGGACGACTTTGAAGGTGCCGACGCTGCAAGTGCAGAAACAGACGATGGTGGAAGAGAAATGAAAGAAGACGCATATCTCCAAGCACTAAGTATGGTAAAAGAAGCACAGGCTGATGGTAAAGTTAACAAAGAAATTTTAAAACAAGCATTCGCGGTATTAAAGAAGTAATACTATGAGATATACTGATCTTTTTGAAATATCAGTAGTAGATTCAAAAGTAATTGATCTACTGTCTATATTAAGTAGCGAAGGAGTTGAAAGCATTCCACTTGATGCATTAGTCGGAGAACTAACTGCAATGGGTGTAGATGTTGACGACCAGTCACTGTTTGATGAATTAGACAATATACCTATTGTTAATAATATTAAAGATGGTATAGTGTATTTTAATACTGCAAGTATGGGTGCTAGTAACTTAAATAAAGTTGACCCAGAAAAAAATAAGAAAAAAGTTAAAGCGATGGCTAAGAAGCAAGTAGATAAAGAGTTAAGCAAATGAGTGTAGGATTAAACGCAGCCCAGGCAAGATCAAAAGCATCCCAAGATATGATTGTGTTCAAAGAAACACAAACTATAATGGAAAAAGTTATTGAGCAAAGCGGCCTAGGAAAATTTGAAGCATTAGTAGAAGATGGTACTACAATGACTGTCTCAACACCAAGCGTACAAAAAATTGGCACAGTTAACAACCCCACAGTTAACGTAGGCGATACACTTATTATAGATGGTACTACAGTAACACTTGGCACCTCAGGAACATCACTTAACGCAATAATTTCAGACATCAATGATGCAAGTATTTCAGGTGTAACTGCCTCTAAAGATGCAGGCTACTTAGTATTAAAAATAGAAGATAGTGCAGGCGCAACATGGTCATATGAAATTGGAGCCGGAACAGCAAATGCTTCAATTGGTGTTGTAGCAGGCGTATACACACTTCCAAATCCAACTAGTATAAGTTATTATACAGTATGGCAAGGCACATTAACTGATCGTGCTATACAAAATCAAATGGAACAAGTAATTACACATTTTTCAAACTTGGGCTATAAAATTGAAAGATTAACAAACACTTCTACTAATAGAACTTTTAAATGGTATATCTATTGGTAAAGTTATGCTTGCACCAGTACACAAGCATATAATCCTAAGAATTGAAGCAAATAAGCCACCAACAGAAAACGAGCTCAAACCATGGGTTACAAACCTAGTAGACAAAATTGGTATGAAAATACTAGAAGGTCCTATTAGTGCAAACGTAACAACTATTCCAGGCAACTGTGGTCCAACATGTATTTGTATTATAGAAACTTCTCACATTGCATGTCATGTATGGAACGAGCCAGATCCAGCATTAATACAACTAGATGTATATACATGTGGACCATTTGATCCAAAAGATGTAATAGAACATATCCAAGTATGGGAACCAACTAAAGTAGAATACAAATATTTAGACAGAGAATTCGGTTTAACAGAAATAGAAATTTAATATGAAAATAGCATTTATCGGGGATAGCTACTCAGCATATCATCAGACCGGACAAGAAACAAATCACTGGTCTTACTTATTATCACAACATTTTCCAAAACATCAATACATCAATTATTCAACAGGCGGCCGAGGATATGATTATTATCGTTTAGCTATGCTTGATGCAAAAATGAAAGATGTTGATATTGTATTAACTAATGAAACATTTAATCAACGAATACTTTCAACCATCACTGGTGATGAATTATTTACTCTTGAAGCAGAAGCATCAAGTAATTATGAAACATATGCTCTTAGCAACACTTATTGGTACTCTATACATTCTGATAAATTAATGTATTTTGGTAATGAAACAATTAAAAAAGTACCAAACTTTACAGAGAAAGCATTATTAGAAACATTAAGGAATACTGCAGCATCTAGTAGATATCATTTGTATAATAAGAAATGGTGGGACAATGTAGATAAACTGTATAATTTTAAACACATAATAAAATTAAACTTGTTAGCAGATCCAAATAAGTACAATAATGATGAGAATATAGCATATGCATACATAGAACTTATGAAAGCATATGGGATACATCAAGTTATGCAACGAGCAATGTTTGACAAGAACGAATATACAGAAAAAGAAAAAAACCAGTTATTACTTGATAACGATTTAATTATTTCCATTGATGATGACCATTGGAGTCCCAAAGCAAATAAATGGGTTTTTCATAATTATATTTTGCCTAAAGTCATTGACATACTATCTTAAGTATAGTATACTTTATGTATGCCTAAAATTATAAGCCCATACCCATATCAAGAATTTAAACGAACTAGTGTAGACGGTAAACGTCTATACCAAAACCCTTGGGGCGATCCTGTTCCAAGTGTAACAACAATATTAAGTGCTACACAACCAGCAGAAAAGCGTCAAGCATTAGCTAACTGGCGCAAGCGTGTTGGTACAGAAGAAGCACAACGTATTACAACAACTGCCGCAAATCGTGGAACAGTTATGCACAATATATTAGAACATTGGGCATTAGGCGAATACGAAACATATAACCCAGGAAACAACATAGTACATCAACAAGCCAAAGCAATGGCGCAAGTGGTTGTGGATAACATTGAAAATGATGTTGATGAAATATGGGGTACAGAAGTAAAC